CAGGCGAGACTGCAGTGGATCCGTCGAAGGCCCGTCGAGTACTTCGTACTCGGCTGCCAATCTTGACACTCGCTATATAGAGGAGGCAATGATTGACGCTACTGGTCGAGCCCCGAGCAATAAATGCATACATCGCACGAAAGAAGTCATCATAGATGGCGGAACTCGTGTACTGATTGCACCAAAGCTTGATGGCTCAGGTGGTCAAGTACAATATGCAGGGCTGGATCCCGTATGGGTTCCTAGCAATGCGTATTGGCTTACAGCATTCAGCAACTGGGATGTTCAATCCCAAGCTGGAGAGCTGCCCGTCCGCTGGTCTGTTCCGTCTTCCTTCACACTTAATGAAAACGTCATGAAAAACGACGTCCTTGAGCGCGCCAGAGGCCTAAAGGCCGATGTCGCCCTCAACATTATTGAGTCGAGCCAAATGTGGCCAGCCGTGAAGTCCCTCGCAACGTCGCTACCAAAAATGGCGGCTAATTGGGGGAATCTTCGCAGGCTGATTCGCACTGCAAGTGGCGGTTACCTTGCTTGGAAGTTTGGAGTTTCTCCAATCTTACAGGACATGGTTGCCGTTCACAAGTACGCGAAATCGATGTCTCGTGACCTGAAGAAGTATAGCGATGGTGCAGCGCACCGGATCACCCGCTCTGCGGTTGTTCCGGTTGCGTTTGATGCATCGCCGTCTCAAGACGGCACCTATAATGGTGTCGTCTGGGGCGAACGAGTGCATGTCGGTAACGTATTAAAGTCACCAACCGTGCGCTATGTTCTGGTAGCTAAGCCCAGGAGTGTGGATAAAGCCGTTAATAGGCTTGATTTCTTCACATCTCGGTTCTCGAGTTCACCTGCTAGTTTGGCGTGGGAGTTAGTTCCTTTCTCCTTCGTTCTGGACTGGTTTGTTGATCTCCGTGGAACACTTAATGCAATAGATGACGCGGTCGGGGGAATCCCCTTCGACGTCATCAACTTCACTAGGTCGTTCAGCTACGAATTGGCCTCTAATGTCGACCACATCTACAGGGAAACCTGTGGAGGTGCTACACTTAGTCGGTCAAATGTCGGTCAAGTCAGATATGTTCACTACGAGCGTATCCCGGTTTCCACCTCGCTTCAAAAAGCGATCTGGAATCCACGATTCGGAAAAAATCAAGCTGCCATTACGGCTGCATTGATCGGACAGCAAATTACAAGAGCTGCCGCGAATCGTCTGGTTATGAAGGCCCTAAAGGCCGTAAATAACAAAATCATCGACTCAGGTCTTTTAACCTGAGTAGGTGATGTCAGTTAGGATAACTGTCAGTCATCGAGGTATATACCATGAAAACTAACACGTCACTCGTTAACCTGAAGATGAACCACTGCGTCGCGAAAAGCGTCGCTAGGTCCATTACTTCTGAATATCAACGTTTCGCACTCACGCATACTTTTGGGGATGAACTCCCTGATAGTACGCTGGTTGCTTATGATGATGTTCACATCGCGTTCAGCGAGCTTAGAAGCTCGCTTAAGCGCCTTGCTCTGATCAACCAAACAGAGTACGAAAGTACTCTGGATGCTAGTCGGAAGTCAGCGAGTGGTACACGTGCTCCAAACCGAAGCCTTACAGGCATCGGCTAAAGCATTGGTATATCCTCACTGACACTAGTCCAAAACAACCATAGGTGTCACATGAATGCTAGTCTTACGTTCAACAGTATCGTTCACGACAAGTCCTTTGATGAAAAGGGCTTGGGCGTGCGTCAAAGTACGGCCCGGGGTATTAATATCCCGGACGTACTCACGGTTCGAAATCAGGGTTACGTTGATTCCGCGACGAAAATCGCGGGTCAACGCTACACTGCTCGGGTCGATCGACACAACGTGGATGCCAACGGAACGCCGTATGTTACGTCGTTCTATGTTGTCGCCGCTATCCCGGTCCTGGCTACCTCTACGGACGTGAGCACTTCGCTCGCGACCTTCAAGGCAGCTGTGGCCGATGCGGACTTCCTCGCTGACGTGCTGAACTCGGAGGTTTAACCTCCTATAGCTACAAGCTTCAAGCTTAAAGCTTAAAACTCGCAGACTGGCTCATGGACACTGTCCTAAGACATGCACCTAATATTAGATACATATCGTAGCCTGCTAGCTGATGTAGCTCGCTTATCAGGATTCTCTGAAATACGAGGGTCTTGTGTCGAACTACAATGGTGCCTTAACGAGGCCCCGAAGCTGGAGAAGTTGATCTTGGCGTCTCTTGAGACAGGCGAAAGCCTGGATCTTGAGAGTTTCCCTAGATCGCTGCGTAGACTCGCAGCCGGATCCTTAGTGGATCCGGTGTTACTGCGATATATTCGGCAGCTTCTTCTGTTCAGCTACAAAGCCAACGTCACACATGACATCACCACAACGGAGAAGGCCTTTAAAGCCTTCTCCGATGTTAATGCTTCTGTTTCTGAGTTTGCTTCTGGTCTTGCGACCAGAAGTCCTAAACTCCTTGACAAAGCTCGTAGACACTGTCAATCTGTTCTATCCGTGATCAAGGAGAGGGATATGATTCCCTCTCACGGTCCCGGAGCTAGCACGACGCCCAAAGAAATTTGGACGGCCGCGTATAGCACGATAGACAGTTCGATCTGCC